GTTGCTTATAAATGGATTGCCATGTTGTTACAATAATCCTGGCTTTTGTGTCATGCGTTTGTCCGGCATGAATCTTATGAGTATCTTCTGGATACCCTGCGTATTCATCGAAGTCTGATGCCATCTGGTGGACTAGAGACACGGTTGGTACGATAATCAGAGTCTTGGAATTATAATACCTGGTTAGTAGATAAATGATGAATGACTTACCAGAAGCAGTTGGTGACAGGAACAATGCCCGTCCTCTTCTTACACCATGCACAAACGGCATAAGCTGATGCTCTCGAGGAGTCAGCTTGAACTTGGCATCTGTAATAAACTCTTCAGCTTCTTTTAGAGAAAATTGTGAGTCGGCCGTTTCGAAATCATAATCGATAGTATATTGTCTAGCTTTAGCAAACTTCTCTAGATGAGTACGAAGACCACAGTAAAGAAGTCCATGGAAGACGTTGAAAATACGAATTTTCCCATCCCATACCTTGTTACGATATGCTGGTGAAAATTTAGCCCCTGGAACATCGAACGTAAAATAGTCCGATATCTCGTGTGCTACGCCTGGATCACATACTATACGATCATAGACTTCTGAATGTTTGACGACTCTGATTGACTCCATTATCCTCCCATCACGAATTTCATATGAGCTAATGCATTAGACAAAATATAAGACCTATTCATAAGCGTCTTAATAATAGACTCTAGAAGTTCAATTTTTTCTTGTTGTATTCCAATTTTGATTGATAACTGAATGATTTCGTCATCGGCATCCATATACATTGGAATATCTGACTTAAGAATCATACCAGATGGAGGCAATTTCCATCCCTTTTCAATCTGTTCTTTGGTTGGTCCTTGAGTGTAAAACTCATACTTTTCAAGTTTCAACCGTTTCATATCTGCATCTAGTGAACGCCACTTAATACGTTCTTCTGTCAGCATCTTCATATATTTATGGTGCAATGATGGTATCTTAATAGACTCTTTAGCAATCTCTGTTTCGTCTATTGATACATCTGATTGCCAATGGTTATATAATTGTTCAATGGACGACATATATACTCACACATTGTTTTTACTGATACCAGTATTATACAGCACCTTGTGAGTGTTGTACATAAAAAAATGCGGTTTACACAGAATTAATTGTGTAAAGCTTGTACTCGAAGTCGACTGTTGCTTGCAAAAAGGTTGCGTCTTCGCTGGTCGTGTTAAAAGTAACACCTCCTAGCTTTGTTGGCCAGGCATCTTCGAACACTACTTCATAGTTAAGTCTGCGATTTGAATTTAAAATCATTAGTGTAATATCAGAATAAACCCCGGCTCCGGTATAAATGCCTTTTGACGAGATTTCTGCATACTGGTCATAAGAATAAGGCTTACCTAGAGCAATCATCCATCTAAAGATTTCTAGGTAGTTCTGAAGATCTTCGTCTACCTTGAAGGTAATTCTGACCGAATCAAAAGTTAAATGATCGCCAGGCTTCGGTAATACCAAATGAGGTGTAGGTACATTGACTCTAGGTAGAGTCAGATCTGGTAGCGGGATTTCTTGTGCGAAGAAATTAAGATGCGGTGATCTTTTGATATAGAACTTCCAATTGAATGGAGTCATAAAGTTCTTGTTTTCAGGGGTATTTTCTATTGCGGCCATTATAACTTTCCTTCGAACTGAACATTTCTCATTGTTGAAACGTCAACTAGCCCGATTTCTACTGTCTTGATGATAGCGTCTATGTTGGTTTTCCAGTAATTCATGAATTTTCGTGTTCTACCTAAATCAGGGTATCTGTCATCAAACTGCCATACAAATTCTTGAATAAGATGTACATGCATAGGCATGTAATAAAAAATATCAAGCGTTACTATAACAGGCTTCTTGACAATATGAAATTTCATAAATCACCTCCATACACAAGCTATTTATGGATAAAAAAAATGGGGCTCAAAGGAGCCCCATTTTAAGGTAATCAGTTTTTCTGATTTTATATTATCGATGTACTAAAGTAGGTTGTTTACAATCGTACGACGGTAGTAAACGTTGGTGTTCAATGTAAGAGCACCGCTACCTGCAGTTAGACCTTGCGCGAATGGATTAGCAACCATACCGTAGCGGGTCTTGAAACCTAGCTTAGGCTGGAAGGTTGACTGATCAACCGCACGCACCATCTGTAGAGGAACGTATGGGCAATAGAAGAGACCGGCGTCGAACGCTGAAGTTCCCTTGTAGCCGATTGTTAGATAGTTACCACCGATTGCGTATGGATCGATATAAACCTTGATGCGTCCGTTAAGAACACCAGCAAACGTGTTGCCTGTGTCATCAACCTGAAGGCTGTTGTTTAGAGCAGGTGTGTAATCAAGAACACCAGCCATCTGCAATGCTGACGCTACGTCAGAAGAACAGATCATGATGTTACCCTTACCACGACGTGTCTGCTTAGCGATGATGTTAGACTCACGCTCTAGCTGGAACATCAAGCCCTTGAACTTTTCAACCATCCAACGACCGTTTGAATCGGTATCCAAGTCGAATACGCCGGCAGTTGTCGTGTCAACCTGAGAACCAGCAACCGCTGTGATATTGATCGTACGAACAACTTCACGGTTGATTTCTGCTAGAATTTCAGCTGAAAGGATGTTTGATAGTTCTGTCTCGGCATCTAGACCGTGGATGGCCTTAAGATCCTGAGCAAGTTCCATCGTGTACTCAGCCTTTAGGGCACGAGACTTAGCTTCTACCATAACCTTTTCGATCGAGAAGGCCATTTCAGGGAACGCTGTGTTCGAATCAGTTCCTAGCGCTTCAGCCTGCGCACGTGACATACCTGAACCGGTGTTGTACGTGTTAACAGCTGATAGACCAGTCGTATTCGAATCACCTGGGATCGATCCGCCACCAACTGAGTTACCAGTGTGCTTCTGACCTAGTGTGTTAGCACCAGATACAACAGAAGAGAACGCAGTGTTAACTTCGTTGTAGAAGGTTTCGTTACCTTCCTGGTTAGCATAACGCGAACGCATTGCGAAGATCAAGCCAGTTGGGCCTGTCATTGGCTGTACGCCTGCAATGTCATAAGCAATCAAGTTAGGCATTGCACGACGAACTAGAGAGATAAGAACTGGATCGAACGTGTCAATTGCACCGTCACTAGCAGTTGAGCTCGAAGCGCCCATGGCGTTCTGAGGTGTAAGCGAAGATGTTTCGCTTAGTGTCTGGTACGAACCATGAGCTGATGCTTCACGTAGGCTACGTACGGTATTTTCTAGGACTACAGCAGTTGTAGAACGGCGAGTCTGATCCTTGATCGGCGCTAGGCCTTCGTGATCTAGGATTGGAGCCCACTTCTTCTGGATTTGTTCGGCTAAATACATTTCTTTCTCCTTAAACGAATTTCTAATTATTTATAGATAGTTATTTCTTGAGTTGACGTGACAAGGCTTCAGAGATCATACGAACGCTTGGATCTTCGATAGCCGCTTCGACGATATCATCACCTTCGAAGGTTTCATCTTCTAGGTTAGTATCGGGTGTATACTTAGTTACTTCTTGTTCTGAGAAGTAAGCTTCCTTAACGACGCTCAGCTTGTTATTGAATGACTCTTCGTCGCCATCAAAATCAAGAGCTAATGCAACCTTAACGAACTTTTCCTTGCTTAGAGCTGTTAGATCAGCGGAAGCACTTTCGATTAGTTCATTCTTAGAAGATACTAGAGCACTTTCCTTAAGTGTTAGATTTTCATCCAACGCCTTGTTTAGGGCTTCTTCTAGTTCTGCAACCTTAGTTGCCATTTCTTCTACGACGTCAACCTTATCTTCTGGGAGTTCGATGTTATGCTCTACGCATAGATTCTTGAAACCAGTTAGAAAGTCTTCAGTAATCTCTGAACGTAGTGATGACTCTAGAGCTACTTCGTTTTCTGCGATCCAAGTTGAAACAGCATAGTCTAGATACTTGTCTAGGTTTGATAGCTGCTCTGATTCAAATGCTTCGACTGCTTCATTGAACTTTGCTTCATATTCTTCTGCTAGCTCTTCACCCTTTAGGATGATATGGCTTGCAACTGCTGCTTCGAAAATGTCGGCTGCCTTAGCGATGAATTCTTCTGAAAGCTCTTCAGAACCGAACAAATCAGCTACGTCTTCCTTCATTGACTGGCCAGGTGTAACGCCAGAAAGCTTCGGCATTGCATCCTTAGTCTTAGGACCTGCACCTGTAGTTGCATCAATCGATGCTGAGTTCTTACCGGAATGATCGCCAACCTTGTCGGCTTCATGTCCTAGAAGTGCCATGGCCTTCTTAAACCATTCAGTCATATCTTCCTTGCCCATAGCTGACGTCATTCCCATTAGGGACTTCATCATGGCAACCTTAGATGACGTCAATGTCTTGTCATCAGATACGCCGCTTGAATTTGGCTTAAGCGAGTCCGCTGCAGCTGATTCTTCTTGTAGAGTGTTTTTGTCAATAGTCATCGATTTCTCCTATCTTAGAATTATTTATCTATGGGTATTTCTTAATAAAGAAAGGTAATTCTCGAAGATAGCCAAGGCTTTACCTTCATCAAATCTTTTCTTAGGTGTAGAGTGTACAGCCTTTTTAACATCATCTAGATGCTGTTCAAGATATGTACCTTTGGCTGAATCATAAATCCAATC